AATCTGCTCGTCAAAAGTTGAATTGTAGTTGATCACTTCAATAATTGCCTCTCGAGTCCTAGCCAGACTGATCATGTCCTCCCCTTGACAAGTCATCGGGGATTCACTGTCTAGTATCCTTTGAATGTGCCACTCAATAGTTTCTAGCTGGTGCATGAGCAGTTGCTTGACCATATCATCCTGCGACTCTTCTGGAACTTCTAGAAGAATCCTTGTCTTGCTGCTCTCGTTAATCATAGTTTCTCGAATCCTCTGTCAGTACTGAACCATACCTCATCTACTCCCGCCTCGTCTAGCGCAAGGCGGCAAACAGGGCAGGGCTTAGACAGCCGTAGTTCGCCTCGTTTGTTGAGGCGGCAGACTACAACTGTCTCGACATCTTCCCTGGCCTTGATTAGAGCCGCTAGTTCAGCGTGCAAGCTGACTTTCTGCGGCCTACCTACTCGCTTTGCGTACTCTGCCTGCTGTGGGTGCGTCTTCCTGCTGTTGGTTGCTGTAGCTACAATATGTCCATTATGGTTGAGGCAGATAGCCGCGTGCCTAAACTTACTTTCAGACATCTTTGCAGCATCTACCACTTTATCGACATAATCCTCCCGTAGCTTTTCCATATCAGTGAACCCCAGAATCAACGTACGCACTCAGCATCGACTCGGTGATCTTTAGAAGCATCTGACCATCAGACAGTTCCTCTTCATCTTCGTTAATTGCATTGGAGGTTGTACTAAAATACATGGCTTTGTACCCAACAGTTCCAGAGTCAGCGTCTTCATAAAACTCAATGGCACCGCAAAGTTCGTAACCCATACTTTCCATATCAATGTACGCGCCGTCTTCGTTGTACTCGTCTTCTGCACTCATTAGAGATACTTCCTCTTCAAGTAGTCTAGGCTCAAGGGCATACCACAATAAAATCCATTTCTCACTTCGTTCTTGACCATTACACCGTCAAAACGGGCATTTCCCTGTGGGCCTAGATAATCTTCGTCGTGCTCGTAGCAAGTGCCCCAAACAAGACCTAATTTAGCCCGGCCAAGAGCATCATGGATCATTCCGTGCTGGTACACCTGCTGGTGCCCTTGGCTGAAACTCTGCCCCACTTTCTGTAGCCTGTTCTCAATGTTACCTGACAACGGGTTTTTAGTCAGAGACAATGGGTTCACAAAATAGTGACTGTATAGAATTCCATCAATCTCTACAATGTCTAGAAACCCGTGCCTTTCCCAGCCGTACTGCTCAAGCATCAAATCCTTATAGCCAATGGTTCCTTGAAGCCGAGGATCTTTATGGACAGCACGGGCGATACGATGTTCATGGTTGCCAAGGCAAAACACAAGGCGAGGCTCATACCGCTTCTTCTTGTTGATCGTCGCACGTTTCTGATAATGCCGAAGCGGTGCAAGCAGATTATCCATTCCTTCCATGCCAGAACGAATATCATCGTTATATGTCTTGTCGTGAAAGTAGGCGCTTGACCTGTCCTCGTACATTGAAAGACTCGCCATATCCCAATGGTCGCCAATATGCACAACAACGTCAGGCTGAATGTCAACAATCAGGTTCCCAATGGCTGTAAGGTAATCTTTGCTCGTTTCTGGTTTACAATGAACATCTGGGATAAACAAATGCTTTTTACTCAATCCATTCATCAGGAATGTACTCCCCTATTGCATAAACAAAACCGTTTCTTTTACACCAGTCAGAATACCGCATTTTGTGGTTTTTGGTACACCACCCGTCTCTCTGGAAAAGAAACCTGATATCAACGTCAGGGTTAGACTCTTGCACAGCAATCATCTTTGTTCGCATTGCCCCGTCAAACTTTCCTTTTATCTCTACATGGATTCCTCCAGGCAAAACTACGTCTGGTGTGTATTGATGACATTTTAGCATCACCTTACTGCCGCACTCTGGACAGTAACCTTGCTTGACCTCTTTTGTGTAGTCTAGTTGATAAGGCTCATACTGAAACTTGACACCTCTGTTCCTCAAGTTGTTACACACGCGCTCTTCTAGTCCAGATCGGTACGGGCCTCTTGCCTTAAAGCGCGCCATCACGTTGTTCCTCGATTGGTGGCTTAAACCCTTTGTCGTCATCGTGGCGCATCAGGTATAGCAATTTGCAAGTCGTGTGCATGTCTTCAACAGGGTCTGAATCAATACCGTACTTCTCGTAGTTGATCTCCCACTGTTTCAAGCAAGTCTTGTAGAAATCTAGATCAGTGACACACTCGTTTAAAATAGACCCAGCTTTTTTTGCTCCAATCCTGTAAAGCCCTTTGATGTTATCGGCACTATCACCAGTCAAGACTTGGCACCAATAATTGAACCGCGCTTGGTGCTCACTCAACTCATAGTGCTCTTCATCCTTATTGTGTGTGCGCCACCGGAAGTGCTCACCCGGAACTGTGTCAAGATCCTTATCGATAGAGCAAAGCACTGTCCTGCTCCCCCGTTCCTGCTTATTCCAGTGCTGCCAGCCTATGGCTGACAATTCATCGTCAGCTTCCCAACCGTCCCGGCTGATCTTGGCGTCCCACTTGTTCAGAAGAAAATCTCTGACAGTCGAGTAATGGTAAGGCTTAACAAAGTCTTTTCGGTTGGCCTTGTAGTCTTCAGACACTGAATAACGAAAGTTTTTAGTCAAATCAGAGACAGTCAAATAAAGTTCAACGCCAGTAACATTGTCAAAGCTATCAATAATGTTGTTAATTATTGCGTCTGTATTTTCTTCAACATCGCCAACTTTTCTAGGTACTGGGTTAATCTCAATCTCTGTGTCGCCAGCCGCCTCTTCTTTAGCGTCCTTAAGAGAAGAGAAAATGTTAACCAACTGACCGTCAGGGGAGAACAGCCCGTAGTCCTGAGAAGCGAAAGCTGATGCGTACACAATAGAGTCGGCATCAATAATTAAATCGGTCATTTTTGAGAACATCGCTCACCTCTTGCTCAAAATCTTGCTTTTTTGAGCGCCTTGATTTACTGAAGTGCTTGCCACCCTTTTTCATCCATCTGTCGTCATCCCTCATCCAGTCGGGCTGTTTCCGCCTAGTCTTACCCATACCTAACCTTTGAACTATTAACTAACCCTTAGAAGTTGGTGCCCCGAGCAGGATTCGAACCTGCAACCCTCGGCTTAGAAGGCCGATGCTCTGTCCAGTTGAGCTATCGGGGCTGTTGCTTAATCAGATTTTTTATGCTCTGCAAAGTGACAAGGCGGACATAGCCATCTTACTTCCAAAGGTTTTGAATAGTCTTCATGGTGTCCGTGAGTGTCTTTCCTTCCGCATTTTTCGCAAGACTCTCTTTTAAGCCTCCCGTCTCTAACTGCATTGCTTAGTAAGTAATGCGCTCTGTATTTCTCAGGAAACTTCTCTATATAAAAATCTCTATATGCCTTGTCTTGCCTGCAACCTCTTTTTCTGTCGTATTCCCTGTAATAATCTGCGCGTTTAGATCTATTTTCTCTAACGTCTTTCTTATTACATACTTTGCACTTATTAACTCTGCCGTCTGCCATTCGAGGATGCCGATAGAAATCTTCTAACGGCTTTTCCTCATTACACTTAAAGCATGTTTTTAACGAGGTACTCATGCTGCCCTCTTAGCTAAAAGGAATTTCATCATCAAAGTCTGCATCGTCAGCAGCCATCGCAGCCTGCTGGTTTTTCAACTCATTCTCTTCCTGTTTGCGAGTCTCATCAGCACTTACACCGTGCTCTGCGTAGGGAACAAAATACTCCTGTGCAATACGCACTACGTCCGCCGCTGCTTGGTCTAGGTCACTCTTGCTTGTCAGTGTTCCCGCAACAATTTGTGCAGCGTATCCCATCGCACTCTGGCGCATGATTGCTGCCTGTCGGTCGCCGCCTCCTACCGGAGCAGGATTATTACTAGCAGCAGCGACAGAACCAGAGTTGCCGCTAGATACGCCACTACTTCCACTTCCTGCCTCCTTCAGTGTAATATCGGAAGTCTTCACGTTGTTGTAAGTGCGCCCGTTGCGCTCTACAGTCTCTACAACCGCCTCAATAACATCACCCTCGGCCAACTGGTGCCAGTTTGATCCGACCTTCAGGTTAGCAGCCGGCTTCTTTTTCTTTCCAAGCCCGTACCAAGTACCGTTCACATTCATGTTGACTGCATACTGGTTCCCAAACTGGTCTTGCTCGCCAAAGTCCTTGACGTAAACCTTGTCTACCTTGCCTTCAATAATCTGCTTACCCATCATTTAACTCCGTCTGCTTTAAAAGGTTGCTTCAATATCAATGGGTTTCTGCCCATGAATCGCCTGACTTGACTTCACCCGCTAACGGGCAACGAAGCCCCAAAAACTCTGTTGTATTCTCAAATGCGCTATGTACAGCCTTAGTGTACCAATCTATCCAGTCTTCGTGAACCTCCGCTTGTACTTCATCGTGGATGTTGCCGACAAATGTTACATCGGCCCCTGCTTTCTGTATGTAAGTGTCAAGGTAGCACAGTACAACCTTCATGGCAATACCGCCACCGCTCTGAAATAGATAATTCAGCGCCTTGTGTTTCATCAGCTTACCGTCGCTATCTGTGCGCATCCAGATTTTACGGCCATCAAGGCCGATCAGGTAGCCCCTGCTGCTGGCAGCTTCTACTTTCGGCTTGAGCGTTGATATGCCAGGGAACACGCTCTCCACCGCCTCAATGATGCGCTTTCCATCGGCTTCCGGTAGATTAAGTATTGACGCGACCTTGCGGCTACTAGCGCCATACACAGTGCTGTACACACATGACTTCGCCTCATCGCGGCTCTCCACTCCGTATGGCTCGCATGCTTTGAGGACACGGGTGTGTGGGTCTGTGCCAGCACTTTTATCCCCGTTAATGAGGGCATCAGTAAAAGCGTGTGAATTGATGTAGTGCGCTGCAATTCTAAGCTCCAGTCCTTCGGCGTCAAAGCCTACCAGTTTATATTCACCCCCTTTATGTACAAACAGACTACGCATTTCCTTACCAAAGTAAACCTCGTCGGATGCTTTAGGTACGTTAGCCACTATCTTGTGGGTCATCCTGCCAGTGTTGGTGCCGCAAGGGTTGGCCATGGCTGGAACTCGACCATCTTCCCTACACTCGTCAATCCAGCCAACTATCTGGTTTCTCCGATGGGTCACTTTGCTGTACTTGGCAAGCTGCTCCCCGACACTGTTAGGCATCTTTAACAAATTGGGGCATGGCTCGCCGTCAACCTTCAGCTTAGGCTGGCCTGTCGGCGTATAAGCAGTTGGCTCCCAGCCTAGCTGAACTAGCCTGGCACCAACTTTCTGGTGTTGAGTCAACTCAATCTGGTGCCATTCGATCTTGCCAAAAGGCCCGCCTACATCTTGGCCTATGTCTGCCCTGACAGATAGTTCACCATTCTTCTTAAATGGTTTATTTACCTCACCTTTTGTTATGTAGTAGTGGCCCAGCATGCTCGCAATAGCCGGCTCTATCTCCGCTGCAATTTGGTTTAACTCTGCTACCCTCTGGTGTGCTGTTTGTAACCGGAACTGCCAACCTGCACGCTCCTGAGCAGCAACAATCTTTGCCACGCGGTGCTCGATTTTCATCGGCAGTTTCCAATCCGGTTTCATCCATCACCTTCCTTAAGGCTATCACTAACAAACTGCTTTGCTCGGTGGATTCTGGATCTCACTGTCCCAACTGGGATCCCCATTGTTTCAGAAATTTGCTCGTATGTCAACATCTGATTTTCCCTGAGTAGGTAGCACTGTAGAACAACCGGGTTCATGTTATTAAATGTCTGCCCTACGATCTCACTTTGCTCCTGCGCTATCGCCATGTCTTCTGGTGTCTCTGCATGGTTTAAGAGATTGTCAATCTCGCCATCTTCTGATGAGTGAATATCAATATCTTTCAAAGGTGGGCGGTTGTTGTGCTTTTTCGTGCTTTTAATTGCGATATTGATACCTACTCGACAAAGCCAAGTTGAAAAAGAACTTTCACCTTTGAACAGTCCCAGCTTTACCCATGCTTTTAGGAAAGTCTCTTGAGTCAGGTCTTCTGCCTCTTCTCTATCCTTCGTGAACTTAAAAAGCAAACCAAACAAACGATTGTAGTTGTCGTTATAAAGACGTTCAAACGCTCTTTCATCCCCGTTCTTCGCTAGATCTACATCCTCTTCAACCATCTTATGCTCCTACACACTGTGCGTCTAAGGTAACTACAAAGTGCTCGCCCTTGACTGTTGCTCTGATCTTTTTCTGGCCTGTCTCATCAGGCGCAATATCACAAACATGGACAAGCGTGTACTCTTCCAGATCGTAGCTTGTGCAAGTAGCCTCACTAGTGCTACAAGCAATAACTGCTGCTACCAATATATCAATCATTCCGATTCTCCTTTTGCTTTGGCGACGGCCTGCTCCGCGCAGAGTACAGCCGTTGAGTTTGTGTCGCCTTCTTCCAATAGCGTTTCAAGCGCCTCAAACAACTCAACATTGACTTCATTCAACTCAGCATTTTCTGATTCAACCCGCTTTATATGGGCTTCAACCGCTTTTCCGATGTAGCTCGGAATAAGTTCATTCTCGTTGTCATGGAACGGCTCCAGGTGCCCCCACCCCGGCCACATGACAGACTCAACCCATTTACTCATCCCGATTCTCCTTTTGCTTTTCTTAACACCTCAAGCGTATGTCGATCATCTTCGCAAAACTTGCACACCGGATGGCCACACCCACATTTGTCCTGCTCGTAGCGATATTGCAGTTCTTCAAGCAACTCAGGCGCGGCGGCGATCAGGCTGGCGTTATGCTTTGATTGCTCTACGGTATAGCAAGGTACCATGAAACCGCCTTCTTTGCCCATCTGAACTCCGTAGGGTCGAAGTTTATCTTCCTGCGGATCAATTATTCGCCAAGGCCCCGGTG